GTAGGGAGACATATACTTTGTAGCACCGGCTGCACCAGCCATACCACCAACAGCACCACCAATAGCAGCACCCGCAGCAGTACCAACTACAGGAACTATAGATCCTATAAGCGCACCTGTCCCAGCACCTTTAATAGCACCTGAAGCACCACCTCTTAAACGGTCTGATGCTGGTGTCTTAGTATATTCGCTGTAATAATCTCTTGCCATATTAATAACCCTTTTGTAAACTATGTGATGTTTGCACCAACATATTCAATCTCCACTGTAGTATTACAAACATATGCATAACCTACATCGTGATGTGTATCATATACCACCCCAAATTGATGTGTCCCTGCATTCAATATCTGTGTCTTAGTGATACAATAAAATCTATTGTATGCAGACCAAGGAATGTTATTAGCCCAACCAGTATCTGTATGTGTCTTCATCGGATCCTGATTAGGAGGACCACCCCAACTGGACGGTCCACCACCACCGCCTCCACCTGAGAATGTACTATAGTCATAAAAAGTTCCTTTAGTTGTATTCGCAAATGTAGTTTCTCCGCCATCATTTGATAGGTAAAAATAAGTTGTGTACCTATGCTTAGGTGTAACTGTATTATCCTCTGGATCATTACAAGGTGAATCTGGTATATAAACCTCAATCCAAGTTCTTAATGTAACCAGCCCTCTCTGTTCCATCTCAAATGAGAACTGATTATCAGGCAACTGTAGTACCTGTGATAACGGTCTGGTAGTGCTTGGTGCAGATGCAGCATTAAGTTGATTATTCCAAAGCGATGTTGTTTCTTTCTTAGTATACCTCGTAAATGGATTAATATTTCTTGCTTGCCTATCAACGAAATTACCCATACTATTTCCACAAGTGAACTGATGTTGCTGTGTACCAGCATTCAATTCCCCTCTTACTATCTCCGGATAATCTACACTGTCGTTAGCCAAATCAGCCTGAACAATATCCTTATTAATATAACGCCTTGCATCTTCAAAGTTCTCATTAACTTCACCAGCCTGTGCTGGTTGTCCTGTCGTTATAGCGTGTTGTTTAACATAAGGCATTATGCACCCACCACCCTTAGTTGCTCATTCCAATCTTTCATATTAAGATTCATCGTAGCACTTTCTGTACGAACCTGTACCCTCATACCTGTTATATCACCAGTATAACCGGGAATGAATATGAATGTTAGACCATACATTCTATAACCAGCACACGGATAATCACTACCAGCAGCAGCCCTATGTGTACCAAACGAATTCCTTGTATCAAATCCTATGTCAGTCCAAGTTGCACCAGCACCAGTATTAAGTTGTAGTTGTGCCTTAACCCAGAAATAATCCTTACCTTTATTTGCAGCCAAGTCGTTAGTAGATGTATTAGTTCTAAAGTTGAAATGATACCTAAATACCTCTCCTACACGAAATGTATGAGCAGCAAATGTTACCTCTGTACTTCCATTATTACCGTGTGTTACTGTCTGATAAGTTGTTCCAGCATAGTTGTTACTTATTGTAGTATTGTCTCTATGTGCATAGACTTTAATTAAAGGTTTATCTGTGAAGTTTATATGTCTTGTAGATACCCATTCAGTTCTGGTATTACTTTGATCTATCTGTCCACTGTCAATCGCCAAACTATTGAAAAAGGTATCAGCCTCATTATTATCATTAGATGGTTGCCCAGCCTGTCCATTCGTAAAAATTAGATTATTGCTCATCGGTATTGATTCCTCGCCCAAAGGTGCATACCTGATACAGTAAACAATTGTCCGTGATCTGATTCAGTTATATTCCAAGTTTCTCCATCAACGAAAACATTCTGTTCCCTAAACCACTTCACTACTATCTCGGTATATTCCGTTCCTATCGGTGTACTGAAGGGTACATCCAAGCAGTATGCTCCGGGATACACCCTACCACTTCTTCCTATTAGAATACCATTACAGAATATTCCAATCTCATAGTTCTCATATTGTGCTGAATTCTTATGCCAAGCAGGATCAGACCCACCTTGAATACGACCTGATCTTGTTTCACAATTAATTGTTACACCACCAATAATCATTCCTTCTCTGCTCTCAAACCTTATTCGTGCACCCTGTGTAACTACAGTATAATCAAACAAGTTCCAGAAAGGATCCCAACTATCTGTCATCCAATCTGTCTGATAAACTGAATTAGGTCCTATCTCATATTCAGTTGTAGATGTATTCGTTATTCTCCAATCAGCATAGTGATACGATTGTGTAGGCAGATAACTACTGGTTGTATTCACACCAAATGCATTGTTAGTTCTAACAGGATCCTTCAACTGTTCTGAATGACAACTTTCCAACGGCATATTATTTTGATCTAACTGCCCATTAAACTGCTGTGCAATTCCATTAGCATCACCATTAAAATGATCTGCCTTAAATTGATCACCATCAGCGAAACAGTTTTGTGTATAACTACGAGCCACTTCCACCCCTCCTTGTTATCACCTTCTGATCAGATGAACTGTATTCTATGTTATAGGAGATAATGTGAAATAACTTATCGCTTTGAATTCCCCACTGGAAATGGGAGCATAGCCCAGTATGAACATCAAACCTAACCCTACATAACTGTCCATTAGACCAGTTCTCGCCCCAAGTTGCTAAGTTCTTTACTTCCGTAGTTCCACCAGAAATTGTCCATACTGGCTCAGATGCTGATGTATGATATTTCTCTATAATCATAGGAGCCTGTGTCCCTCCTGTAAGCGGACTGAAACTATAGTCCACAGCATACACCATTGTCAAATCATTATACCCTTGCGTTACCATTTCTATCTCTACTGAATGGATACGCTTCTTAATACTATCATCTCCGAAATCATCCCAAGTACTGATGTAAGCACAGTCAGTAGCACCTTTAGCCTTATCATATAAAGTAAATGTTTCTGTCCCCTGTCCTGATGCACTGTTCCTACCGTATACACCCCATCCACAATTAGCCGACCATACCTGTAAGTCAAAGCCGGGAAAGAATGTCAGTGCATTAGTTGCTACAACCTGTCCTGCCGAATACGGATAATCAGGATAGGTTCCTATAACAATCCATCCCTCAGGATCTGTATCTAAACAAGTAAATGCCATCTGATAATTTGTATTAGTTCCAGCAGTTGCCTGTACAGATACACCATCAGATAAATTCCTAAGGCTCCACATCCCAGCCTCTTTATGAAATACTGCACCTCTTGTATTCTCTGTCTCTCCATCTACTGGATAGTGTACCCAATATTCTTTTTCTCTGGTACTATAACAGGCTGTTGCTCTTGCTAAACTTCCTTCACTTAGTCGTTGCCATTCTCCATACAAACCCTTGCTAACGGATTCTACTTTAGCGGTTACTAAGCCAGCACCAGACTGTCCACCTGTGACTGCATACACACCATCTTTTGTCAGAAAAAATAATCCTACACCGGGTACTTCTTTAATACTATTCGTTGCCCTTGTTCCAACATCACTGTCTAAGGTACCAATCGTATATGTATCATCGGAGATGGCTGAGATAACTTCTATGGAACCCGCTCGGAATACCAATAAGGAATTACTATAAGGGACCAGCGCAGTTATCTCACCACCTTGTCTCATCCCTACATCAAAAAATCTAAACCTATCAAATTGTTCTGGAAGGTGTCTGTTACTATATCTTATGTTAGTACTGAAATCATCACCACCAGCAATCCATATACAACCATTATATGTTGCAGCATACTTGAATGACTGAGCAACTAAGATACTATCATTCTCACCCGGTGCTAATTCTAATAGCAAACTATCCGGAATGATATCAACGAAAGTCTTGCAACTATTATCATTCAGTCTCTTAACAAAATAGTATTGCTCTGCTGAATTGTTTTCTAAGTTCTTAGTTCTATAAATGTTACGAGCAACAACATTCTTATCACCTGTAGGAATATCATCAATCACAATTCCTACTTTGTAGTTATCTTGATCTGTATTCTGTACCTTCCAAGTTACACCACCAGCATCACTTAGAGGACTTTCAGAACCAGTATCTGATACGAAACTAACCTTATATCTATAGTGGCTCCAATTACCATTCTGATCATTACCTAATCCAATAGATCTC